CGACGGAGACGATGCGGTCGTACTTGCCGCCATCCTCGCGATAGTCGCGTAGGAAGAAGCGCACGCGATTGTTAAGCCCGGCTTTCTCGGCGCGTTTTTCGGATTCGCGGTGCTGCTCTTCCGATAGCGTTGGCTTCAGCGTGGATAGACCTACTGCATGGCTCATGTGTGAGACATTCTGGCCCACAGTGTGATGCACCAGGCTTAGGGCCGTTGTATCCCATGCTGATGACTGTTCGTGTCAGATGACAGAACACGAGGGCGCCGACGTTGAGCCGAGAGCACGTCGAACGCTCACTCGCTAGGATTGCATGACGCATCAGATGAAGGGGCCGGCTCGGTCGTGTTGTCATCTGTCTCGTATCTCCAGCCGTCAAACTCGCCACAGTAGTCATTGTCTTTTACTTTGGGCCATACGGCCTCTACCTCGGTTACTCCCTCATACACCATGGCTACAGGAATGGGAGGGAATCTCCGGCATTGTCCTTTGATGAAACCCAGCTCCAACGACTTACTTCTGGGTTTCATCATGTGGGTACAGTTCTGGCACTTTGGTTTCATATCGTGGCCATGTCTGACATGAAGCGCTCGAGGATTTCTTGCGCAGTTGGTATCCGGACCTTCGTGTCGCCCCATTGCTGGCGCTGCATCAGATTACCAATGCGTTGGTGCCACACTTTCATCTTTCCGATGACTGCAACTTTGACGCGATCACGTTCGGTCTTGAAGCGCCGTGCAGCGCGGTCGAGAACTGGGCGGTGTACATTCGCCCATGTATCCTTGGTCTTCTCGTAGTGGCGCTCGCTAGCATTGGCGCCGTCTGTGCGGTAGAGGGGCGCCGACAATAGCGCCGCCTCAAGTTCACGTTGGTAGGCGAGAGCTTGCAACAGCTGGTCGCGCAGGCGCTCATTTTCCGATTGCAGGCGATCGAGGGCTAGTGCCGATATGGTATTCATTACAACCTCCCTTAGCGACAGGCGGAGTCTTGAAGACTGCCATCCAATCATTCTTGAACAGGTGCAGACTGGCGATGGTCATGAAGAACTCGCCGGGCAAAACGTGGAACCAGTTATCCGGATCGCGTTCGCGCAAGCGTTCAATGAACCAGAGGCATAGTCTTGCTGTTAGATATATATCATCTCGGAAATGCCGCAGCAAGTCACAAGATCGCATATGGTAGTTTATATGCAACTTATCATTGCGTCGGAACAGCTGATAGCCGAGCGTGCAGGGAGTGCGTCCCATGTGGTGAGTGCCCGTGTCCTCCGGAAAGAAAATCGGGATGTAGGCCTGCCGAGTCATCGGATCGCGGACGAGCAAGTCGATAACATCGTTCAAGTCGCCGAGACGATGGTAGATGCCGATGTTCTGCTCTTCCTCGTTACGCTCGAGGTACTCCCATTCACCCGCCCAGCGTGGCCAATAACGCTCCATGTAGTTGTGGTTAAACCGGCCTTCATTGTCGCGGAACTTGTCCGCGCTGTTGGCGTATGGCCACTTCGCCCATTGTTCTCCCGGGTTAATCGGCTCGCCGCCGATGCGCTCAGCGAAGTGATCATCGGCCCACGGCAGGTTTGGCTTGATATCGGTGCGGAATTTCTCGAGGCATCCCTCGAGCGTCGCCGGCCCGAACATGCTGACGGTAAAGCAGACGTTCATCAGCTCAAATGTCGCCATCTCTGGCTTTGTTGACACGTCCACTGATTGCCAGAACGACGGGGGAACCAAAGTTGCATAGGCCTCCATATCCCTGTGGACCATATCAATGGCGGCGGCGAAGTTGGGGAAGTGCATCATTTCCGGTATCCTGGATGGTTTTTGCGAAGATAGGCTATCAGCTTATCTGGGTCCTTGATCAGCTTAGCCGATGTGTCGCGCACTCTACACGCCTGCGAAAACTTGTCAATGCCGCGGCCGAACTCGTCGCACAGGTACCTTGCCGTCCACTTCACTACCCAATTGTAGAAGTATGGATCCAAAGCTTTAAGGAGCTTAAGCTGAGTGATGGGCTCTTTCTGCATTGGGATGAGCGTCACCCAATACATCGGATGTGCTGTCGCATTGGCGAAGTGGAAGTTGACCTGTGAGTCCGTGACACCGAACGGCTTAAGGAGGACTTCGCGCAGGAATACGAGGTCCGCCGGAAACTTCTTGAAGAGCTCAGTTGTGCGGTAGAACAGGTCCGTCTGAACCTGCCCCTTCTTAAGCAGCGTGAGGGTTACAGCTTGTATGCAAGGTCCCATAACGCTTGCGCGTTTAGCCTTCCGGTCTGGGTCAGCTTTGAGTAGATGATTGTAGCAATGGAAACCCACACTTCCGTATTTCCCCTGGTCCTTCCGTCGCTCCCACAGTTGGAGTGCCATGTCTCTACTCGCAGCGTTAATGTAGTTCCGCTCGAGTTGCCGCATTTTGTGGCCACTGTAACCAATGTCGGACAGTTGCAAGTCATCGCCTAGCCCGTCTGGCAAACTCCAAGTAAGCCCTCGGAGGATCTTACGATTACCGGCGAAGAGGACATTGTCGGTTCGAAAGGCCGACTCTCGGCAAAGCTTGAGCCACTGATCTCGCACGGTTTTTCCTCTGCTGTGGTGTTACGCGACTGCACTAGGTCGTGCAGTGACGCGGCTTGCCATCCCTGTGGCTTGATCAGATCAGTCGGCGACTGTCGCTTGTTGTCGCTGACGCCGGCCAGCTCTTTCGCCATGTTCGCTTCATGGACACGCATGAAGCCCTCTTCAAAGTCCCATCCGCGATTGATCGCCATGCCGACGGCGAAGTAGACGAGATCAATGAGGGCATCAAACATGGCTGCATCGTCTTCTGTGCGGGCATCGATCAATCGTAACTCCATAGCCGTACGGAATTCGATGATCTCCTCTTCAAGGAAACCACAGGAGAGTATGAGGTCCGATGGCGGTATGTCGGTGGGCTCATGCGGGATCGGCAATCCAAACTTGCGTCGGAACTCGATTACGCGCTCAACTATCATTCTGCAAGGATCCTTCTGTCCAGGTTGAGGAGTTGGTGTAACCCGCCGACATGGGCTAACTCCATAAGGTGAGTGTCGGTGCGGCGGTAGATATACTGTGCGGTGTTCATCATCCGCGCATCGTATGCGGCGCAGATGTTCGCATGAGCGCCAGCGAGCCTATCGAAGTGCTCCTGGCTTTCGTGGGCATGCTTCTTATGCGACGGCGGGAGATGGTGTGTGGTGGGTCGGACGTAGATGATGAACGGGCGACTGGCGAAGAAGTCTCGGACTTCCTCAATCTTGAGGATGCTCCCTCTTCCCATCACAGGACCGTAGATGCCTTCGCTGATGCATGGATGACGGTCGAATATCACATTGTCCATGGCGAGGCATCGTGCGACGCGAGCATGAAATTCATCGTTCGATTTGGGCGGCCCTTCACCTTGAATGAGCGGCAATCCCATGACTTTGGATAGGCGGTTTCCGAGGGTCGTTTTGCCACCGTGATCCGGACCTTCAAGAACGATGTTCATTTCAAGGCGCGTCCTTTGCTGATTGACTTGGGAGCGTTGAATATTGCATAAACATTATCCACACGCAATCGGGAAAGAGTCATGCGATCATTGATACATGCACGCGACGCTGCCGAGGCCATCCCCATCCCATACCAAACCTTGATGAGTCGGATCCGGAGAGGACAACTGGCTGCCGTGAAGATAGGGCCTAGCGTATTCATCGAAGAAGGGGAAGTCCGCCGACATGCTGGTAACCAAGATATGGTCGATGCAACCAGGAAAGTATTTCTGTCTGAGCACTCGACCGAGGGGACAGGCCAAGGGCCCACTAAAGAACTACTGGTTCGAGAAGTACGAGTTCCATCTTGTCGCAAAAAAGATAAGGCAGCTTAGGGACGATTTCAATGTCTGGTTCTGCGCCCACGGATTTAATGCTCGTCGCCGACATACAGACCATGCTGAGGTATCGCACTTTCTATACGCTGACCTCGATGGGATGCATCCAAATGCTTGTCCGATCCGCCCATCCATGGCAGTTGAGTCATCGCCGGGACGGTACACTGGTTATTGGTATGTCGGACAAGCCATCGATTGGGAGCGAGATAACCAGGCCTGGACACAGCTTATTGGTGCCGACCCGGGAGGATGGGACCCAACGCAAGTACTAAGAGTTCCCACCTCGTATAACCACAAGTACAGCAATTCTCCGCTGGTCAAATCCCTGTGGCAAACCGGTACGGTCTACAAGCTCAGCGAGATACGCGCGAAGCTCCCTCAGCCTACATCCGCCAGCGCACGCAAGGAAGCGAAGGGCGCGGCAGCGGTATTCATGAAGTGGGAGAAGATCATCCCGCGGATCTACATCAAAGGGTTAATATCCAATAAACCTACAGAGCGTGACCGCAGCGATTGGCTATGGCGCGTCGGCGGGGACTTGCGCGAGAAGGGCGTCCCGACTGATGATATATTCACTCTATTGTGGAACAGCGGCAATAATAAATACCGCGACCGTCGCAACGGCGAGAAGTACCTGCGCCGCGAGATCATGAAGAAGCTCGAGAATCGGCTACATCGTAAGATCAAGCCGAAGGAAGCTGATCCCGACGAGTTATTCTGCGAGAGCATGGCCGAGGTCGAAGAGCAGGAAGTCGACTGGATGTGGGAGAACTACGTTGCGCGCGGCGAAGTCACCATCATCGAAGGCGATCCAGGCGTGGGGAAAAGTTTGCTTGCGCAGAAGTTCGCTGTCGCTGTAGCGAACGGCGACGGGATGCCAGGCGATAAGAGGATAGGGGCAAAGCCAGAGGTGGTATTCTTCCTCGATCACGAGAACTCCAAGGCCAGCGTGATGAAACCGCGCCTCAGTCATAACGGCCTGCGCAACCCGCAGAACATCCGTCAGGAAGAGAAGTCATTCAGCGTGGACGATACCGACACGGTCGAAGAAGTCCACAAGGCGATTGTGAAGCATAACTGTGGCCTGGTGATATTCGACACGCTGATGAATTATGCCGGAGGAGCGAACACGCATAACAGCGCGGAGACGGCGCGCATGATGGGAACGTTCCGCGATATCGCAATCAAGTTCCATATCCCTGTGGTCGTAATCCGACACCTGACCAAGGATAGCAAAACGAAAGCGGGTTACCGTGGGCAAGGGAGTATAACGTTTACTGGGACCGCGCGTACGGTGATCGGTGTGGGATATGCCGGCGATGATCCTGCAGGGCGGCTGTTCAAAGTGACGAAGAGCAACTTGACCGACGTTGGCGGGATGAAGGCGTACCGGTTCAGTCTGATCACTGAAGGAAAGCGAGTGAAGGTCAACTTCGACGGATCGGTCTATGTGACAGACGAAGAGCTGCTCAATACACCGCGCTGCAAGCCAGTCGATGAGAGCCCGATCATCGAATGGATGACCGAGACTCTCAAAGGCAAGAAGAAGAGTATGAGTGCATTAGTTCTCGAGGGCAAGCCGTATGGCTATGATGAACGGATGATCACGTCCATAGCCCACAAGATAACTAAGCTTGGACCGTTGAGGCGAGGGGAGCCTACACGAGTCCTATCAATCTAGTGATATGAAGAAGCACCACTGTTAGAAACGCTAGACTTCCAACCCACAGGAATATCGTACGAAGCTCCCGGAGAAATCGGATCATAGCAGTTTACCTCGATTAGGATGCCGGCGAGGTTTCCTGTCGAGGTAACTGTCGGAGCTTGTACTCCGGTGAGCCGCTCCCGTACCACGAGAGCGATGTCACGCCGGAATATCTCAACGTCTTCAGGGCGTGTGCGATCCTCCAATCTCATTGTCTGTAGGATGATATATGCGACGAGCTGTTCCGCCCTCACGCGCTCGCTGTGAGCGCAGAATCGGATAGTTTGTCCTGTGTCCTCGAGGGCTATCCCGAAGCGGACCGCTACCGATCCCGCGATGATGCGGACGAACGGATCATCGGGATAGGCCACCGGATCACTGTGGCTATCCATGTCCCGCTGGTGAAACCAATGGTCGGCTGTCCCACAGGGATGAAGTTGCTGAGCGCCTCGGTGAGCCTCTGGATCTGGGAGGCCTGGAGGTCTGCCGTAACACGAGCTTCCAGATGCTCTTCGCCAATCTTGGCGTCCGCTATGATTGCTTGGAAGTAAGGGGGGAGGCCAACCTCTCCAGTGATCAGCCGTGTCACGATGGAAGCGAGATCGGGTGTCATTGGCCCACCTCTTGCAGGTCGAGATAAGCTGAGAGGTATGCTTCACCATCGTCTCCCTTGACGGTAAAGCCTCCATCAATATACATGAAGCGTTGTTGAACCAGCCAACTACGTAGCTTGATAACGCCGTCAAGTGTGGCTTCAACCGGAAGAAAAATTCGGAGCTTGCCGTTCTCATCCAGTATCCACCTGTGGACACTGTGGTGAGGAAAGTGCGTAGCGATTGCTGTAGCAATGCGCGAGTGGGTCTCATTCATAGAGGCTCCGGAGGTTGCATCGGCGCCGCGACATTGCAGCGCCGGTGCAATCGTTATACCTCAATCCAGCCCATTCGGCGATAGCGATTGTTCACTGTGGAATAGGCGAGAAACGGAGCAACGATCCATACCACAGGGATAGTAACGACCGGGATGCAGAGGAGGACGTAAATCACGAAGGCGCCCCAGCATCCTTTGACGGCGAAGTAGATAGGCCCGAAGATTAGCGTGACGAGAGGAGACCAGATAATCTCGCCTGCAGTTTCGACGTAGCCGTTACTCGGGTTCCGGAATTTCATCATAGTGCTCCACGGTTTGACCGAACACCGATACTATACCCGAATGCGCGATAAATCTAAATGCCTCGGATAACATCGCTGGGTTGTTGCGGGCGTGTACAAAGAAGAAGACCCATGGCTGAGTTTTCTCGGTTTCTCTGTACAAGATGAAGGCCTCTATAACAGTGCCCTCTTCCACGATGCCGACGAACACGCAGTCGGCGGGTAGCTCAGTAACTCTGCCTTCCCGGAGAGTGACCCTCTTGAGGTATTGCATTGGACTTCCATTGGTTACCTTGGACGAGCACTGCGTCGGCGGCCTGATTGACGGCGGCTTCGAACATCTCCTTGCTGTATGGCGTGTAGATTTTAATCTCGACTTCGATGGGTCTACCTTCGTGGACCATCGTGACTTGGAAGTCGACCTCGTTAAAGTAGATTGTCTTGTCTACTCGGACAAGTTGGAATGGCATCTGATACCAGATGTAGTCGGTCTCGTAGGTAGACGGCGGCTCATCGTTTATGGACATACCGGCTAAGATGACGCCAAAGACAGCAGCCCCAATTCCATGCATAGTCGTGTTCCTTCCTCAGTGATAGTCCACGTTCGCTCACAGCTGGCGTAGATGGTATAGTCAGCTAGCGACAGCTCCCTAAGCGCGCGTAGAGTTGCGATGTTGAACTTCCAATTCTGCTTATCCCAGTCTGTGGCTTTGGAGCCGCTGACGTGATAGACGATAGGTCCGGATAGCAGAATCGCTAGGGCCCGTTTCTCGGTGTTGCTTATCTTCATCCGAATAGGGCCCTTACGCCTTTACTCAGTCGAAGGCGGAATATGGCCAGATGCGCCCGCGACATTGCCGGGTCCGACCACAGGTAGTCGAGAGCTAACCTGTAATGGTCCAGGGCTTCCCTCCAATGGTACATCGCGCAGTTCCATTGCATATGCGGTCTCCTCGTCGATACGATCTGCCATCCGTTGGCGATGCCGTGTGATGTTGTGGTGTTCCTCCCAGAGCGGCATAATGCGCTCGAGCTTGACCACAGGGGGAACATAGTAGGAAGGGTAGTAGGTCATTGATCCCTCAAGAAAATAGGCGGAACGTTCATTACGGGGGGTTGTTTTGCGCGTTCCGCCTTTAGTGTTTCGGGGAGGATCACCGGTGAAATCAGGGGTCTCCCGGTGTACGAGCTGATCATACGCGCGAGGTCGCCTTACGTCAATTTCTTCTTTTTGTACCAAGGCGTCTTCACCTTGACGAGAGGCGCGCGACCTTCAGGCAGGTCAGTGCCTGCGTCAATTGGGTCTTGCAGGGGGACTGGATTGCGAGGTTTGATGCGTTCGCGTTTGTGCCAGCGTGGCGCGCGTTTGCCTGTGTCGGTTGGGTCGAAGAGGGCGCGATATGCGCTCCTCTCGACGAACTTCTTGGAGACGAATGGCAGCTTCATCGGGCGAATTCCTTAAGCTTGTCTGCGAGTTGGGCAAGCGTTGGATAGGAAACCGATTGCGGATCGCATCGGATCACCTGCTTGATCTCCCGGTAGAGTTCGTCTACCTCCTCGGGGCTCAGTTGGATTGTCAGTTTGACTCTCATGCTCTCTCCTCATTTGGCGTAGCAGTAATTCTAAGTCCCGGAAGAGCAGGAGCTCTTCGCGGGACAGGGTACGCAGGTACTCGTTCATTGGCGCTGCATCAGCTCGTCACAGTCAGCACACTGGATGTTGAGATCATCAGTCCCGTATGCGTTCTTCTCACACATCGGGCAAGTGTACTTGGTGCGTTTGCTGCCTTTCTTTTCCTTCACGGCGAGAGTGCCTGAGAAGGTGAATTTGATCTTACAGCGTTTCGCCGACTTCGCAAACAGTCCATTTTCAATAATGTAGTGGCTGCAACGGCGGCCAGTTTCTTTGCCTCCGGGCTGCCCTGTGGTCGACGGCTGCAGGCCAACGCTCTTCATCTTGTCAGCCCATTCGCGATTGTGACCCGCCTTCTTCGGCGGCGTGCCGTGCAACGATTGCCACAGGTGGACCATCTCGTGAACCAGGGTGGACATGATCTGGTCGTCTGTGCGTCCGCCGAAGCTGAACGGATTGAGAGCGAGTTCGTGGATAATATCCTTGGACTTGCCCATGATGTTGATCTTCTTAGTCTTGCCTGTGGCCTTGTCTGTAACAGTGAACGCTTCGTGGCGGAAGTAACCGTAGGCGGATTTGTGAGGCACGAGCGTAAGCAAGACCTCGGGTAGCGTGTTGTTGAACAACTCGCTGTTGAAGTGGTTGTAGGCGGTCTGGATGTCTTCGTAGGTTTTCGATGTGATGGTCATTGGGTTTCCTTTGATTTGCGGATCAGATCCTTGAGGCGTTTGAGTTCCCGTTTCGTGAGCGCGTGGGGAGCACTCATGAGACGGTCGAGTTCGGCTTCCTCTTTCGGTGTCATCGTGCGGGGTCCCTGTGAGGGTGGGGGCCGAAGCCCCCGATTGTTATGGGTTGGCAGCAAGTCATCTAGTCATGAACAAGATAGCGATCCAGTCTCGAGCTGAACGGTCGCCACGTCGAGCGTCAATAATGACACGGAGAGCAGCGTTAGGTGAGTGGCCCGCGGTCTTCAGCATTTTGTAGATGTGTGGATATTTCATGTGAGTTTCTCTCCGTCGTGTTGACAATCTGAATATAGGTCAACTGCATCCGGATCTCAACAGAAAGCTAAATAAAAAAAGGAGCCCGGAGGCTCCTTTCTTTTCAGGCGTTGGTGACGTAGATGTTTCGCATTGCGAAGAACATCGGGTCTTGGTGTTCCGTGTTCTTCAGGTTGAGGATGACTACAACCACGTAGTCGGATCGCTCGGGCATCATGAAGTGGCGTTGCACGATGATCATGAGGGGCTTCTGGCCTTTGATCAACGAGCGGACCTTCGTCATGGCGCGGTGGGCTCCTTCGTAGGTCCTGAAACCTTTGGCAGCCATGAAGTGAGGGTCGGTATTAAGGAACATTGTCTTCTCCTGTGGTTGACAAGAGAACGTATAGGCGATAGTCCTCCGGACCTCAATAGAAAACTTTGCCGCGGAGTCGGGATTTTAGACGGTAGGATTTTCTTGACCAGGGGCCTCTTAAACTATTCACCGGGGCGTTGGTGAAGTCGCGATGATGCAGCATGCGTCCGAGACGATGTTCAACGCATCCGATACAGAGTTCTCCATCATCCTGTGGGTTGATTTTGAGCCACAGGTGGTCATGGATCATGTAGTACTCGTGAATGAGATAGTTCCTGACGCCGCAGCCAAGACAGACTTCGGACGGCCACTTAGGTGAGAATGGTTCGTACATTTGCTTTCCCCAAAAAAGAAAGGCCCCGAAGGGCCCCTTGAAGTTTCAGTAGTCGAAGCCGTCGAGCGGGTCAAGCTCGATGTTGTGACGTGCGAGGCGATCCCGGAGAGGACGTTCGTACGGCTCCTCCATATTGCTCTCGACGCGTTCTTCGCGAGTTGTCGGCGTTGCGTTCGACGGGATGCCGTCCTGTCGGTTGAACTCGTCGAGGATCGACTGCACTTCGGCCTGTGCCTGCTCAGGCGTGATTTTTTTCTCCTTGAGCTCGTCGGCAATTTCATTCAGTCGAACGATACGCTTGATATTTTCTTTAGTGAGTAGTGGCATGTGTCAAAGTTCCTTCTTTGTTGACAGATCCACTATGTCATAGATCGTGGTCATCGTCAACAAGATGAATCTTTTTTATTGGGTCTTTTGGGCCACCGATGTCAAAATCTTCGTGACCATAATCTGGATCGTCATCATCTTTGAAGACCCAGTAGAGACCGAGGCATCCGCCGATGATGAGGAAAATTCCGATAGTTGTCCACATGAGTAGTTCCTAAGTTGTTGCGGTGCGGGAAGCTTGAACTTGGTGCGCTGCAGCTGAGTAAAGTCGCAGCGCACTGTAGTATAGATCCGGATCTAAGCTACAATCCCGACCTTTTGCCACAGGGTAGCTGTCGCTGTCTCGATGCGTTGGTACTTGATCACTACCCAATTGTTGCCGGCGGCGTTGCCTTTGAGGGCGATGAACATCCAGTTGGGGTCTTTGCCGCTGAGGACGCTGGCGATGTTGAGATCATTAGCCCGTGCGGTTGCCATTCTCTTGTCCATTGATTTATCTCACTGAAATCCATCTGAGTTCGTAGTCGTGGCCGCTGACGTTGATCGCGTCGAGGAGCATTTGAAAGTCGCTGAATGCATATACCCACTCACTGTGGTATAGGCCTTCGGCGATGATCTCGTCGCGGAAGTTGCGTTCGGCGATGACCGCCATCTTGTACGCTGGACGTGTGATGATCTTGCCGTCTTTGGTATTGATAACCATGCATAGTTTCATGTGGCTGATCCTAAAGTTTGGGGGGGCGCGAGGCCCCCCAGTTGTTTATTGTTTCAGTACTTCGTCGAGCTTTTTGAGCAGATGGTCGATTCTTCTTTCTGCTTCCTTGTGAGTCATGAGGCCGTCCTTAAAGTGAATTGCGGTTTCGTGGATCAGTTCGCAAATCGTAGAGAGCCTATCTTCTTTTGTCATTGTCTTCTCCTTCGTGTTGACCTAAGCACCTTACGCCTACTGTGGGAAGGCGTCAACAGGAAACTAAAAGACCCGCAACAGTATTTCTACTGGCGGGCCTTTCAGGTCAACCGGCGCTGTGTACAGCGCAAGGAAGCTAGTCGTAAAGGGTTTCGCCGATCACAATGGCGACGGCGTTGGGATTGTCGCGCACAGCATATCCGAGCAGTGCAGCGGCGGCGAGGAATGCGATGATCAGGGCAGCGTTCATTATGAAGTCTCCCGTGTGAAGTGATAGGCTACATCACACGGGAGTTTTTGTCAATACTTGGTCGCAATGTCGCGAGCGAGGCAGAAGCCGTAGGGAGCACCGTTGATGCCCCAAGCAATTCCGCCGTGAGGTTGCGGGTATGCGTAGATTTCCGCCTTCTCTGCCGGCAGGTTGAGCTCCTCACGCTGGCCTGTCACGTCGCAGCGATTAACCACTTGGTCGACTAGGTCTTTATACTTCTGCGTCAGACGTTCGTAGTCTTTTCCGTAATTCCAGTTCATGTTGTCTCCTTTATCGGGTATCGTCACCCGTTCATGCGGAGATGTGGGGGTCTCCGCATGGACTGATTACGATGTCAGTATGTCGATCTCGACAGCGCGGATGACCAGCGCCATGATTACTTTGCCTTTGGCGTTGAAGCAGTAGACGAGTGTTTCGCCTTCGGATATTGTCGGCGATCCCCAGCGCGTCGGCAGGTGGTCTTGATCTTCCGTGAATTGGAAGTGTTCGACCAGTTCCTCCATCGCGGCGGCCATAGCGTGTTCGACTTTGGTGAATATTGATCCCACAGGGCGGGCGAGGTCTTCCATATTCGTGCAGTCGCCATGGTCGTCTTCATAGAGAGCCCAGTCGGTAGGCGTTGCCCAGTTAGCGAGATAGAGCGTTGTTTTCATTGTATAAGCTCCGATTGTGAAAGAGGCCCCCGAAGGGGCCTCAGTGGGTTAGTGAACAAGGTTATTGGCGATCGCAACGCGATATCCAGCTTGTGCAACCGTTTCATGGTCGAACTTGGCAAGACCGGAAACTGTTGTTCCGAGTTCGTTGGCAACGGCTTTGCGGAATTTGTTAGCGGTCATTCCGCAACGCTTACGAAGTCCGCTCATGATCTGTTGCAATGTTTCGCCTTCGTTGATCATCTTCATTTTACGCGCCTTGAACATTTGTTTGTCTCCTTTGGTTGACAAGATTGAATATAAGATGGGTAGTCCGGATCTGCAATGGTAATCCTAAGATAAGGAGAAGAAAACTTAGGATTACCTGATCACAATCTTGTGATGTTAACTTATGTCGGCAATTTCGTCCATTGCGTCGCACAGCACTCTTAGGGCGGTCTGTTCGTTGCGTGTTAGCGGGCCGATGATGTCGAGGACGGACTGGTCGAATTCGCCATTGACCTGATCAACAATAGATCGGAATGCTCCGGTGTGGTTGTTGACGATGATCTCGCTGAATGCACCGGCTACTGCCGCTGTATTGAGACCGACGAACATCGGCTCCGGCGGCGTTACTGTTGCGACGTCCACGATTTTCAGGATGAGCTCGCGGAAGAGGTTGAGTTCGTTCGCGTTGAAGTCGTAGCTTGTGCGAAGGAACGTTGCGGCCTCGGAGTCGTCACCGAAGTCGGCGAGGTTCGCTGTCGCGTTGAAAAGGCTGGATGTGCTGTCAGCGATTTGGATGAAGTGATTGAGTGCGGCGGTTACTTTAGCGATGTTCATGTTCATGTTGATCTCCGTTTTTGCGCGAGATTGCGCTGAAGGCAGTGTAAGAGTGTTGCCTGCTGTAGTGCAATCGGATTTTCTCAGCGTTCGCGCGCAGGGGACATGCATTATGCGTGCGCGTATACGCGCGTGATATACACACATCACAAACAGAGAGTTACCGGCGTCTACGAGTAAATTATTGTTGCTGTATATGCATTTACAGTTGGACTGGGTAAGATCAGATCCGTGCTGAACTTATCAATAGCCGTATGACTTTACAGTTGGAGCGTGTGTATTTGGCACAATGAACGCTCCAACTGCATGTCTATGGTAGTATTGGATAATCGGGATGGATGAGTGCTTTATGGCACTTTTAAAAGAATAGACGTTAACTTGATGATACATATGGCCATTATTGATAGGGGGTTAAAGGAGACTCTCCAACTGTAAAGTGATGATATATATGAGTATTTTGATAATAGGTAATATAAAATATATATGTATGATTGTATCGTATCACGCGAAGCAGAAAACTCGGGAAGGATCCTGTTTGTGAGCTACTTAACGAAACGCATAAAGAGAGAGTCACGAAAGAAGACTGTGATGGTAGAGCCCGGTATAAAGCCGATAGGACGGCCACTGGCGGGAGTTGGTCATCCTGCGCAGATGACTGTCGGTGAAGGCATCTGGGCACGCATACGCTCGCAACAGGGCGTTCTGCAAGCGAGGTTATCGATAGGGCGATGGGAGGTGAACATCTGGCGCCGTATTGAGAAGACGGATGGAAGAAAGCATCAGCGGCGATTGATGGCGCACTATGTAGTTATGATGGCTGGCGAGCGACGCACCGAGACTATAGTTCAATGGGTCCCGGCGTGGTATCCTGTGGCTCGTGTGTTGAACCTGACCTGCTCGCGGCGTATCCCGATTGTGTTCAAAGCGAAATGACCAAAGAAAAAGGCGGGAAGCATTGCTGCCTCCCGCCCGTTTCAGTTGATTTTAGGACAGAGCCTTGCGGATGTCCTTCTCGTTCATGTTACGCCATGCAGCGCCGAACTGTTTGCGGAGCTTGGCGCGTGCGACTTTGGGGTTGATCCCGAGGTCGGCGGCGATGCGAGGCAGCAGGCCGAGTTCCGCTACCGGTTGGTTTTTGATTGTCGCCTTTTCTTTCGCCTTGGCGACTTTCGTTGCAAGCTTACCTTTGAGGGCCTTGTGGCCTTTCAGGTTCTCCTCGACGTGGCGTTTCATCGCAGGAGTGGATTTGACCGCTTTCTTCTCGGCGTCGATCATATCCCTGTGGTCACGCTTTGCTTGGCTGATACGCTTCGCCAGTTCGTCGAGGGTACCGTGCCAAACCTTCACTTCCTTGCTGCCCATGATGTTGAGGTAGTAGTTGAGGCGCTCAAGCATCTTGGCAGCTTCTGCCTTGCGCGTGTCATTGCGCGTGGCGACCATCTCCTGAGCCTTGGCGATAGCAGCGTCGATTGCGATTTCATCGGACACCCAGGTCTTCAGGGCAACTTGTCCGAGTTCAGCGCGGAAGCCATTCAGCAGGGTCAGTTTGTTGGTCAGGTCGTTCATCGCAGTTCTCCGTGGTTCAGTTGACAAGAATAGATATAGGGTAGAACCACGGAGACCGCAATAGGAAACTTGGGAATTTTCTATTATTTCTTTAGTGCAGTGCAGATGGCGTCGAACTCTTCTTTCGTAAATGCCCAGCCGTCAACGGGTTTGGTTCTGTTGGCTCGCAGCCAGGCGCGTACTTTGCTCGGTTCCTTCCCTGTGGATGATGCGATGTCCGCGGGACCGAATACAACTCCCGGTTGTGATTTTGATTTGGATGCAATCGGAGTCGATTTGCGGCGGAGTGCATCATCGCCGCCGATATCGCGTTTATTTGCGTCCTCGGATTGCGCAGCGCGGCGCTGAGCACGCTTGGAGCGTTTCGATGAGTGATGATCCGGCTCGACCTCAGACGGTGTTTCTGGAGCGCCTGTGTGAACCGTGTCAAATGCGATTTTTCGAGCATTGTAGCTGTATGGCATGGGTAGAAGCCAGTTGCGCTCTTCGTCTGTATACTCGTAGGTAAAGAGACGCTCCATGTATTTGGAGCTGATAGTCAGGTCGTGGCAGCGTAAGGTGTTCCTGTCTATCCAGCTGGTCTTTCTGTCGCCTACTAGGATGTCGAGGAACTTGCGGCCTGCGTATACTGCTGAGAATAGGTTGAGATGGAATGCTCCATCGTCTCGTTTGACTTTCAGTTCGAACTTCGCTGGATGCAGCGGAGCTGATGGAAACGGTTTGTCGAGCATCGGGTACCTCCTGTTGTTAGAAAGTGTTAGCCATTGGATGTGCGTCGTGAGAAGCTCAGGCGTCATTATAGATCGAAAATGTGCCAGCGTCTCATTTAAATGCACAGCCTCCTGTGGGTTACGTCTGCGGCATTGCAGGTAGATCCACCATAGTGTCGGTTCATGATCCATGTTAGGTCGCTCTGTGTTGACCTAAGCGTCTTATCATTCGCGCGGATTGACTACAACAGGCAACTTCGCCATAATGTGGGCCACAAAGGAAGATAGGTGTGAGATGGCGAAGGGAGTTCCGGAAAACGAGGGCAAAAGGAAGATAGCTCCTAGAAGAAAGGTGGGTGCTAAGGAGCGAGCTACCATTCTTCGATGCCTCTCCGAGGGATGGAGCGAGGTCTATGCAAGGAAGAAAGCTCGCATCGGAAAGACCACTCTAACGAACTATAAAAAGTCCCATCCGAAATTTGCTGAGAAGATGGAAGCTGCCAAGATAGACGGTGTCACCACGCTGGAAGATGCCGCCTACAAGAGGGCAGTGATAGGCGTGTCCGATCCTGTGGTATCGGGTGGGCGGATCATAACCTATCGACGGAAGTTCAGTGACGGACTATTGCAGCAGCAGTTGCAGGTAAGGAACCCCAAATATGCCGTTGCTAAACCAACGGGCAGCGACTTTACAGATTCCATGGCTGGAGCAGCTGAAAGATTACTCTATAAGCTCGATAGTATCATCGAGCAAGCGGAGGCAGCTGAGAGAGCTATTAGCGAGGGACTTGACGGATGATCAAGCCTTTCTGCTGCAGCACACATGGGAATGGTGGGCTCGCCCGGAACAGAAGCTGCCGTATGCGCAATCGACGCTCGAGGGAGCGCCGTGGGCAATCTGGCTCATTATGGCGGGCAGAGGTTGGGGCAAGACAAATACGGGGGCACAGTCGGTCCGACGGCTGGTAGAGCACTATGGATATCACCGTATCGCGCTTGTGGGAGATAATGCTGCGGAGGTCCGAGACGTTATGGTCGAAGGGCCGAGCGGTCTGCTGGCTTCATCAGCCCCATGGTTTATGCCGATCTACACTCCTAGCAAGCGTAAGGTCCAGTGGCCCAACGGTGCAGTCGCCATGTGCTACTCCGCTGAGGACTACGAAAGCTTGCGCGGACCGCAGTTCGACGCGGCATGGTGTGACGAGATAGCCAAGTGGCGATATGCTCAAGAAGCGTTCGACCAGCTGCAGTTCGGACTGCGTCTCGGTCGTCGTCCCATACAGATACACACGACTACACCACGGCCGACGCCTCTGGTGCGTCAGCTCATCAGCCTGAAGACCACATTCCTGACGCGAGGGCGTACCGCTGACAACCTTATCAATCTCGCCCCGTCGTTCCGGGAGACAATCGTGGGCCGTTATGAGGGCACTCGATTGGGTAGGCAAGAACTGGATGCCGAACTCCTCGATGATAATCCGGATGCCTTATGGTCGCACCGTCTCATTGATGCCTTCCGAGTTCTCCCTGTGGCTGTACCGCCATTGGGACGGACAGTCGTCGCTGTTGATCCACCAGCAACAGAAAGCGGTACTTGTGGCATTGTGGCTGCGGGCCAAGCCCTTGACAATGACCATGCATATGTCTTGGGTGACTACTCAATCGAAGGGCGCTCGCCTGAGAACTGGGCCAAGGAAGCAATCCTGGCGTACTATAAGCATGAGGCCGACGCCATAGTCGCTGAAGTGAACCAGGGCGGCGACATGGTGAAGCGGGTTATTAAATCCGTGGATGCTAGTATCCCTGTGGTCGAGGTCCGTGCTTACAAAGGTAAATGGCTGCGCGCGGAACCTGTTAGCATGAAGTATGAGCAGGGTAAGGTTCACCATGTCGGATGCTACGCTAAGCTCGAAGACCAGATGGTGCAGCTGACGCCGGAGAACATGGTTAGAGGAAAGTCTCCTGATAACCTGGACGCATTGGTATGGGCCATTACTGAGCTACTGTTGAACAAGCACAATAACCCGAGGGTAAGAAGTCTATGAACGAAGCTCCCAACCCGATTATGTTTCGTGAGGAGAAGCAGAGTGCCGTCGGGTCGCTCATCTACCTGCAGTCGGTGGGTCGTCCGGTATGGTCACCGCGCGATTACGCGCAGTTCGCTCAGGAAGGCTATATCCAGAACCCCATCGTATATCGATGCGTGCGGATGATCGCGGAGGCGGCATTGTCCGTGCCGCTGCTCGTCTATGATAAGGAGGAGGAGCCAGTAGACGAACATCCGTTCTACGATATGATGGAGATGCCGAACCCCTTCGAGGGACAGGCGGACTTCCTCGACAGGCTTTATAGCTTCCTGTTGATTGCCGGCAACACCTACATGGAGTTCGTTACCGAGGGCAGTCTGAAGGAGCTGTATGTCCTGCGTCCGGATCGGATGAAGGTAATCTTGGGTAATAAGGGCTTCCCATCGGCGTATGAGTACAAGGTGGGACAAGATGTCCATAGGTACAGTGTGCCCACAGGAAACAAGCAGCATCCAATCCTTCACATCAAGAGCTTTCACCCGACCAATGATATCTATGGCCTGAGCAGCATTGAGCCAGCTGCATTCTCCATTGACGTGCATACCGAGGCCGCGGGCTACAACAAGGCATTGCTGGCGAACCAGGCGAAGCCGAGCGGTGCCTTGGTGATGACGCGCGATAAGGAAGGCGACGCCAGTCTTACTGAGGAGCAGTTTGCCCGGCTGAAGAATGAACTCGAGACGCAGTACACCGGTACGCGCAACGCGGGTAAGCCCATGCTCCTTGAAGGTGGCCTCGACTGGAAACAGATGGGCCTATCCCCGCAGGACCTTGAATTTACTAACGGCAAGAACCAGGCAGCGCGAGAGATTGCGCTGTCGTTCGGTGTGCCGCCGATGCTCCTCGGCATCCCAGGTGACAACACCTACTCCAATTACAAAGAGGCCAACGTCGCGTTCTATCGGCAGACCATCCTGCCATTCGTATGCAAGATAGCGCAGTCCATGACGGTATTCTTCAAACCGACGTTCGGGAAGGACTTCCGTCTGTGGTATGACCAGAACGAAATCGCTGGCCTGTCCCAGGAGCGTGAGGATACGTGGAAACGCCTCAATGACTCGACCTTCCTTACTACCAACGAGAAGCGTGAAGCCGTTAGCTACGATGAAGTGGACGGTGGCGACGAAGTCCTGATCCCGAGCAGCATGGTGCCGCTGTCGATGGACCTGGCAACGGAGATGGACCCGAACGATCCGAACTATGAGCCTGATCCTAACGCGGAGCCTGTTGATGACGAAAGTGCCGGCAAGAAGAAACCCAAGCCTTCTAAGCCTGTCAAATGATAGGCAAGGCGGAGACTTCGTAATTGTCAGAGATAAGGAAGTGGACGAAAATCTGGCCATGTGGTTCTGTTGCCCTTGTGGCTGCGGTAGCATGGGCAGACTACCTCTGCGCCCTAGCAACGCTGCCCACTCATGGGAATGGAACGGCAATGAAGAACAGCCTACGCTTCATCCGTCAGTTCACCATCAGATTGGCGATGGAGCGGGCGGGCTGCAAACGCACTGGCACGGATGGCTTAAGGCCGGAGTCTGGGAGAGTTGCTGATGGCGAGACCTAAAGTTCTTGGGGTGATTAGAGCTCAGGACCAACACCCGGCTAGCATTACTGTCTGCTTCGACAAAGTTCCCACAGACGATGAGATGCGGGATTTCCATGACCACATTAGATCATGGTCTTTCCGCATACCTGAAAGCTGGACCAAAAGATGAGAAAACCTCGCCGTGACATAGGTAGACGCCGCGAAGCCAATCGT